GTTGACTACCAATGGATCCAAATATAACAGCAATATTTTTTGTAGTAAGTCCGCTAGACTTTAATGCTTGATCACTAGCGTGTACAGCACACCGAATACTTTGATCTAGGTTACGCCATTCTTTTTCCCATTCTGGCCTTGGGCATTCAGGAACAGTTAATCCAGCACCTACCTTGACAGGACAGTTTGCTCTATATTCTCTAAACACATGATCTTCAATGTCAGGCCATTCAAAGTCTTTAATGGCAGATTCATTATTGAGTAAACGTTGCCAACTAGATTCAATGTCATGACCTAGTCCATTTACAATTCCTAATCCAGTTACTGCTAATCGTTCTAACTTCATAGTTGTTCAAAAGGCCTTTCAATACCTAGTTGTTGTACTTCTTGTTCTGTTAATTCTGGTGTAAATCTTGAGCAGGCCAGTATACGCATTTCATTATGATTGCTTACAGGTCTATGTGGTATACTAACATTTACTAATACAGGTTGCACTGTTTCAACTCTCATTACTTCGCGTTCTGTAGATGCTATAGTCCAACGACCATAACGTAACGGTGGATCATATTTAAATCTTGTGTTTAATTCTTCATATCCAGGCTCATCAGGTTGTAAGTCCGGTGCTACTTCTGTATGATCTAATTCAGCATCATACCATACGGTATAACTGTTTTTACAATTTAATACTGGAATATTTAAACTTAGATATCTGTTATCTGTGTCTAAACTATCTACGTGTGTACGCATTGGATTAGCATTACTGTTAACTACACTAAATGCTGTTGAAATCCATTTATCATAGATGCCTACCTGTTTTAACCAATTAATAAATGTTGGTATGTGTTGTTCTAATTCAGAACCGGGCATAGCACTAAATTCCCACCAGTCGCCTTGTTTGGTTAAATCATGATCACTGAATTGATGCCAAACATGATCTTTAACAGACAAGAACTCTTGTTGTATTTGTTCTAAGTTAGTAATTGTAAATTTGCTATAATACCAGTCTGGTTTAAATGGTGAATAAATCATTTTTTAAAAGTTAGTAATCCTAATTTAGAAAATAAAATTGCATACCAATATCCTAAATCAAATTCATACCATCTTCTTGCCCAGTTTGGATTGCTTGGATCAATATGATGATTTTCGTGTAGCTCTTCGCCGGCCCACCATAGCCCCCAACACCCAAATTGTTTTGCATTACTTGCTTTTTTTGTATTATATAATTTAAATCCAAATTTATGTGGGATCCATATTCCGCCAATAACACTTTGATATCTTGGAGTTAAAAATAATATTAGACCTACTACAAATCCTAACCAAGCAAAGTAGTAAGAAAATATAATCCATAATATAGCTAATCCTGCTGTTGGGTATTTGTAGTATAATTCACGTTCAATCCAGGACTCTTCTTTTTTAGGGTCAATGTGACCAGCAAACCGTTTAACATCTTTTTCGGTAAATCCGTGTGGAGTTGGTTTATTTTTATCTTTGGTTATCATAGCTAGTTCAAGCAAACTATAATGATCTGGACTGTGTGGATCATCAGCAGTGTCAGCATAATAGTGATGTCTGTTATGATATGCAGTATAGTCTCTGGTCCAGTTTGGATATGGCATAGCACGGAAGAACCATAATATAAATTTAAATGTGTGTTCTAGTATTGGATGAAATGTCCAATACGAATGTGCTTTTCCTCTATGTATATAAAGAGTATATGCCACAGTGTTAATATGAACAAGAAGTACTAAAATAAGTAAAAGATCAATCATGCCAATATTTATCAAGTGGGCAGACTAGGAATTATAAATTATCCAAAAACTTGTCTAAGTTATCTATTAAATTAAGGTAGGTTGCTTCTTTTTCAGCAAACAAGATTAAGGAATGAATAAACATTTCTTTCTTGCCGCCAAATCTAACATAGTAGGGATTTTCTAATTTGCGATCTAGTTTGAGTAATATACTTGGAGTAACTCTTAGAGGTTCTTCCAAACGCCAGGTGTAGTATTCTAGACCTACATCATCTGTTAAAGTTAAAAAGCCGGCCACAGTTAAGCGAAGGCTGTTCCCGCTGTATTTGTTATACCACCATGTTGCCATAGCAGTGTTGTAATCAACGGGATATTTTTTAGCCAGTTCGCATAGAGTCTTAGTTAGACTCTGCCTACTTTTTTGCACCTTCGGGATAGATAGTATCTCCTTTGTTAAGAAGTACTACTGTGAATTTGTCAGTTTTAAACTGTTCGTTAAGTTTTTTAGCCAAATTGATAGCATGTCCAGGATTACTAAATGATACTTTTTTGTACTTTGGTCCTGGGTATTGAACAAGATAGTTACTTGTTTTAAGGTTAATAGGACGGTTTTCGTAATAAACCGCCCAGATGCCTTCACTAGCAAGTACTTGCTCTGTTTTATATGTTTCTTTGTTGGTAATTTCAACAAGTACGGTAGGCCTAGGTCTACTCATCTTCTTCTGTACCTATGTTAATTAAGTACAGTTATTTATGCCAATTATATAAGTAGTTTATAGAAGAAAACTACGTAAAATCATTGATTTTACAGTGATCTTAGAAGTCGTCGCCTTTAAGTTCTACTTCAATGACTTCGTCTGTGGATTTGTTATTTGCGTGTGTTTTAAGTTCTAACAGTAACTTGGTTATATCTGCGTGTAAGTTGTTGGCTTCGTGCATACTCATAGTAAAGTCTTTTGCACTCTGACCTTGAAGGTTTTTAAGTCTATCTAAGAAACGTTGTATGTAGATCATGCTTTTACCTTTAATAAATCTTTTTGACTTTTATATGGACCGTGGTAATCGTATCTTTGAAGTGTAATTAGTTTAGGGCAAAAGTCTTGACGCCATATTTTATTTTGTTTTACTAGATACCATCCAGCGGCAAACCATGACTTTGAATCTTCTTCTTTGGTAAAGATAGGAGCCTTTTGTTGCAAACTCCAAACACCATTAAATGGTGTTTGATCTGTAGGATACTCGTGAACTTGATTTTCTTCACGCTCTTTGGCAGTTATTTGTTTTTCGAATTCAATATTAGCATTGGCTTTAATTCTGTTAATGTTTTTGTAATTAAACACAGAGTCGCCAATCTTTAATTTATATCCCAGACCTTCTTGTTTGTTAATTTCGCCTACACGTTGGTCGTCTGCTGTTAATACCCAAAACTTATCTTTTACAATAGGCTTGGCATGTATTGTAACCTTAATATGTTTTAAATCTACTTCTTTAGTTTTAACCATATTCTTTTTCTGGATAACCTGCGTTCATCCACTCCGCTATTGTTGTTGCATTTTCACTTAGTTTTACCAAATCATATTTACCACAGAATTTTAAGAACTTTGTGCCTATCTGTTGTACTGACTTAGGTTGTTGTCCATGTGCTATTGTTTCAGCTATCTTTACTTTAACATCATCTGGCTGTGCTGTCAAGTCTACCAATATCCTATTACGTTCATAATCATCTAACACACGATGTTCTTGTTCATTATGATCTACCCAACGTTGTAGCATTAGGTTGTTCCATGAGTAACCTTTTGACTTGCGGTCTTCAAATGCTTCTAGTAGGCCTACTTTATTACGTGTGCCTTTTTCCCTTACACCAGGAAATGCACTAAAGATATTATCTGTAGGATCACCACGCATACATTTCTTAAATAAAATATATTCTGGATCAGGTATTACTTTAGGTTCTTTAGTTTTCTTATCTAAAACACGCTGACCTTTTTTATCAAAGATGCCGTCAATAGTGTGTAGCTCATCTGAGATACCGTTATACTGTTTTACGTTGTTGCTCAACAGTTGATAAAAGTCTGTATCACTAGATACTATAATGTGTTCATCATCTGGATGACTCTGTATCCAACCTGCTATTAAATCATCTGCTTCTAGTTCAGGATGTTGTAGGGTAGTACAGTTTGTTTTGTCTATAATAAAACTGTTTAAATCGTCAAAGGCCTGCCAAAACGCTTCATCTTCTTTGGCTTCTGATTCTGTCAACGCTTGTCTAGCAACTTGTCTATTCTTTTTATAAGGCTCATAGTAGTCTTTACGCCATGAACGTCCTTCTAAACAGAATATAACATGATTGGCTTTCTGATCACGGAATGCTTTATTGATACTCGCCAGTGTAACATGTATAGCAAAGCCTACACGTTCTTCTGTATCACTTGCTCTGTGTGCAGAATGTCTTGCTCTAAAGAATGTATTTGCTGTGTCAATTAATAAGTATTTCATTCTATTATTATACTACTAAACAATTTTATTGTCAATGATATAACGTAATAATTTCTTTTGCCAGGCCTTGTGTGCATTAGGCGGATAATGATAACTGTTACGGTTTACTTTTTGATAACCTTGCTCGGTTAACCAATAGTCAAATGTTTCTTTATAGTCATACGGACTAATATAACTTAGCCCCCAATCTTGCTGATCTTTAATGTCTGAGAAATGACTGTTACCGTTAAAGAATATGTGGTTGATATTTTGTTCTTCTAACTCTTTGTGAAAGTTCCAGATATCTTGGTGTGCTTGACGAGTACATTCTTCCCAATTAACATTGGCCACAAACTCTTTATATTTTTGTTGATGACTCTCAGGAACATCATCTATACCTGAAGCATTAACTTGGTAGTAGGTTCCATCTATTAACCATTCTTGTCTTTCCCAGGTTGACCAACCAATTACAATTAGTAGCTCTTCGTTGCCGTTATAGGTTTCTAAATATTGTTTGGTTGTTCGTATAATACGATCATTTGAACTTGCTGATTCCGCCAGGCAATGAAACTTTGCTTTTAATGGTCTATATAAATGATACCCCCAACTGTGAATAATGTTGTCTGGGTGTGGTTTACGTCCTTGGTAAACGTAACGTGGATCATCTTCAGCAAATGCGTAACTGTTTACTGCTTCTGCACCAGCGGCATGACTGTCGCCATTAATTAGTAGTATCATCTAATACTTCTGTTTCTCAGGAATAACACCACGTATACCACCTCTAGGATCTGCACAATCGCCCGTAGTGCGTGGAATAAGATGAATGTGAGGATACATAACAGTCTGTCCTGCAGACTCGCCTATGTTTTGTCCTATGTTAAAACCATCACAGTAACCTTTTTTAAACAGGTCTACACCCCAATCATATGCTTCTTCGTAGCAGGCTTTTCTATGATAGGGATCATCTACCTTAGGCACAAATAGCACGTGTCCTTTGGTTACAGGATACTTGTCTTCAAACACATAATATAAAGGATGATCTATTAATGGGGTAGATTCAAACCAGGGAGTGTCTTCTACTTTCATATTACTTGATCCTGGTGTTAATCCATTTGATTGCGGCATACACACCTAGAAGTAATATGATGTATATGATGCCATCAAACCATGATATGTCGTTTAAAAAGTCTGCTGTAATAAATGATAAGTCCATTATTTAACCTCCGTATATCCGTTACCTAAATTGCGTCTGTTGTCTGGATCAGCTTGAAATTGTTCATACGTTTCCATAGCAACATTACGACAAATAGTTTGAAACCAACGATCAACAATTTCAGCATCTGTATCTTCAGGTTTCTGTTGATAACCTGCTCTAATTAGTTTAGCAACAAATATATCGTTAAATTCTAATTCAAAACTGCCGTTGCTGATATTGTCTGGGCTGACATCCATACCTAAAACATTAACATATGGTTCGCCTGCTTCTGTAGCAATCTCCATTGGTGTTTTCTTTTTAGTGTTTTTTGTTTTAGGTAGTTCTTTCTTTTGAAAAACTTTTTTAATTTTATCTAACATTAGAATTCTCCGTGGTGCAACTTTTCGTCAATGTGTAGTTCCATATATGCTTCATCTAATAATTCAATATCTTTTAATAGTATGTAATCATTCCAAATTTCTTTTAACCATTCTAACATTATACTACCTCTTAATTAATTTTACAACGATACTGGACAGATCTATCCACCAATACTTTTTAGCCAATGTCCAACTACCTGCTGTATCATGATGATTACCGTGAAAGCCCATACCAGGTGTAAGTATTTCAACCCAATACCAATTCCTAGCATGATCGTAACCATTATATTTTCCTTGATGTGTATAATAGTTGGCCACAGATAAGAAAAATGGTGATAAAAAACTTGGCAACAAATACCAAACCAATGTTGTTTTTAATCCAAATAATAATATTAAAATAGCAGATACTGTATACATTATAGGAAGTTGATTAATTTCAAACCACATAATAGTTTTATCTTTACCAAACTCATAGGTATTTTTAATTGGTGGCATTTTAGTAGTTATTAGATAGTTCCAAAATCCTTTTTTTGGTACCCAGGGAGAATGAGGATCACCAGGTTTATCTGAGTTTGAGTGGTGTATTCTATGTATGTCAACCCAGGTAATTACTGGTGGATGTGCTAGTAGTGTGCCTATAAAGACCAACGTATTTCGTATCCAGTTTGATGTTTTAAATGCTCTATGTGCTAATAGTTTATGATAAGCAATTTCTAAGCCCAGTGAGTATAAAACATAATGAACACCAATAACTATAAGAATGTCGGTCCACTCAAGTAGTTGATTAAACAGACAATATAAAAAAATAGCAACAACTGACACACGCCATAGTTGCATTAGTGCATTTCTTACATTTTCTTTTTCTAGGTACCCCAAGCGTTTCTCCATATATCAACTTGTAGTCTTGGACTATATCTATATCCACGTTTCATTGCTAGTTCTGCTACCTGTGCTGTATTTAAGTGATAATCTTCTGGTAATCCACCTATAGGCATCAAATATACAGGACCATTAAATCCTACTTCTCTATACTCTTTAACAGCACGATCAACATCTAACACGTCTTCCTCTGTTGCCACAACAAACTTAAGATATGTATAACCTAATTTGTCGTATTGTTTAATTATCTCAGGTTTAATTGCTTCTTCCCACTTCTCACCTGAAACTGGCAGTTTAGCACTAACACTGAATGTTAACTTTTGATAACCACGTTCTTCGTGCCATGTAGTTTTAATCCAATTAACAAAGTCATCACTTAGTGGTTGTGTACCGTTAGTTTCAAATGTAATGTTTTGTAGTCCATTATCCATACAACTATCAATTAGTTCTGGATAAGCACGTTGCCATCCTAGCAACGGCTCACCACCTGTAATAACCAAATGTACATCTTCATAGTTGTCTTGTGTCCATGTGTTATTAGGAATAATATCTTCCATGCGTTCTCTAACTGCTTGTGTACTTAGCACAGGACTAAGGTGTTTAAATTTAGGGTGCCAAGACGCATAACTGTCGCATCCTGTTTTCGCCAATGGTAGTTCTTCATATGTTTTAAACTCTGCTATGGCTTCTGCTATTTCTTCAGGTTCAGTTGTTGTTTGACCTCTAGGTAATCCAAATCCTCTACACTGAAAGTTACAGCCAAATGTTCTTAAGAATACACTAGGAACACCTGCCCACTTGCCTTCACCCTGTAAACTATAAAATATTTCTGCTACTTTAAGTTTTTCCATTATCTATTCCGATCACGATCATAATACTCTTTAGTATGTTCAACTCCATCATCAAACATATCTAATTGTGTTGTTGTTTCTTGTTCTTCTTCTTCTTCCCTACCAAAAAACACTGCCCAAATAATTAATAAAAAAGTGCCACCTACTGCTAGACCTAAAATCCAAAGATGCCATGTCATGATACTAACTCTTCTCCTTTTTCTTCAAATCTTCCAAGTATAACACCACTGTTTTGTCTATAACCCTCAGAGTGTAATATTCTAAAACCATTCAACATTAATAAATTAATTGCTGTTGAACATTTACCGATAAAAATACCTTCAGTTGGATGATACCAGGTGTCATCACATACTACAATACTGTTCTTACTTAACATTGGTATAAGATGTATTGTTTGTAGTAAATGCGTTAGCTGACTGTTAATATTTGTCATTGGCACTCCCAATAATTCTTGATATGTTTTTTTAACGCCTGCTACAAATTGTTCTTCTTTGCCACCTAACCAATAATCCCAATCAAAGTTATCTAAATACGCAAAACTTATTTTAACATCTTTTTGATTTGCTAACAACCAGTCTTCGCCCTTGCCTTCAAATAAAGTTATGTGTTTTGGTAAGTTTTTGTTTTTACCTTGAAGTGATGCTTTAGATCTTTTAACCTGTTCTGGATTCATATCTATACCAACAAAGTTAGTGTTTCTTTGTTTACAGTGATCAGCAAACCAAGCAGTACTGCCTTCACCTCTGTCCAGACCAATTTCAATCCAACTATCATTATCAATTTTATCTAGAAATGGTTCAACATTTTTGTAATATACACCCATTATATTTTCCTCGCTTTGACTAATAAATGCCAACCTAAATACTCTTTGACAGCCTCTCTCATAAGTTCAGGCATGGCTTCAAACCAAGGTTCTAATTCAAATTTGCCTTCTTTATACTTGTCTACATTATACATGAAACAGTGTGCTTGACGCAACCGTTCCACAGTAAATTTTTTACCAAGTAGTTTGTGTATTTCATCATTGGTAAATGCTTCTGCATAAGGACAACCACTTTGTGCTTCAAATTGGTCTAATCCTTTTTTAATCATAGCATACTTCCATGAGTTCTTAGCATAGACCATAAACTTAAACTCGCCATTGGTATTTAGAATAGCATGAACGTTGTCTACAATTTTTTCTATATTTGGAAAGTGATGTATAACACCATAACTGTATACTAGATCAAACTTGCCTAGTTTCTTAAGTGCTTCTAAGTCAGTCATATCTATGTTATGAAACTCACCTTCAAGATCAAATACTTCAAAACGCCTTTTGCTTAATGCCAGACTCTCTATACTTAGATCAATACCTACATAGTGTGCTCCGTGTTGTGCAAATTGTTGAGCATCTGTTCCAATACCACAGCCAATTTCTAATACACGCTTACCTCTGTATTGATGGAACTGTGGAAAGTCTAAGTTGTGTGGTTCTGCCCGATATCGTTTAGCAGTTACTTCTTCAAAAAACTCTCGTGTGCCAACAGGACTAGTGCCATGTTTAACATTACAAGGTTGTCTATTCCAATATTCTTTTATTTCTTGTTCTAAGTTCATTATTGACCTTTAATGTATTTGCCAGTTTTTTTATCAGGCGTAAATTGACTAGTGCAACCTAGTGGATCATTTTCTCGAAGTTTGTCCCACATAGGCCCTTTTTGCGTTATGGCTGAGAAGAAGTGATCATTACCTTGACCTATTTTGTTTAAGTACCACATAATTTTACAGCATTCAGAATAACGTAGTGCTGAGGTCTGAGGACTATTTAGGTCTCCAGGGTTGTTAGCATTACCTTCTAACTGTGGTCTATTGTTATAAGTTACGTCATCGTTATTACCTGTTAGGTCAAAACGATCGTGTGTACAATGTACATCAATGTTTACCATAATATCACACATGTAGGCAATCTGACTTATTTGTGCATCACTCATTTGATGGCTACTTAGATGTCCTAACAAGTAGTGCCAGTCTTTTGGCACAATAGGAAATATAGCATAAGGGTGTTGTTGATTTTCCTGCATACGCAGTACACGGAACTTACCTGTTTGTTCTATAATCTTTTCGTCCCACCCATTGGTGTCCATAATAGCATCATCATTCCAAAACATTAACCAATCTGCACTGGCTTCTCTACCAAGATAATTAACGTATTCGTGTAAGTTTATATACCCCCAGCGTGGAACTATCTTTACCTCATAGTGCAGATCAAGTTCATCAAATTTTGGAAGAACTGTTGACTCAAAGTAATCTATACTTTCTTGGTCATCGTCGTCTAAGGCTACCATGTAAATAATATCTTCATTGTTGTGAGCTTTTTCTGCTAGACTCAACAAGCAACGTTCTGCTAGTTTGCCACGCTTACGTGTAGGTAATAGAACAGCAATTTTATATGCTTCTTCGGGCTGAAGTGCGTTTAAATCAACTACTATTTGTTTGTTTAATTCTGCCACCAGTCCTCCCATGGAAATACAATCCAAACATCATCTTCCCTTTTATTAATGTCAACACTAGAATAATCTACATCAGCATCACTTGCTTCGTTGTTGATTAATACAGCATACGTTAGGTTATTTAAAGTCCAGTTTTGTTTTATATAATTGATAGTAGCACCTGTATCGTTAATATCATCTATAACTAATACTTTTTGGTTGCTTAGTTTGGTTAACACTGCTAGACTTTCTTGTTCTTGATGATCACGCAGACTTATTTTTAAGGTGTGCATAGGTATATCAAGGTACTGTGAAACCAGCACAGCGGGTGTTAAACCACCCCTAGTGAGCCCAACTACAGCATCAAATTGCTTATCTCTCGTTTGACGTAATATGTCCTGCGTCATACCCTCAATCTGCGACCATGTATAAAATGCTTTCTTAGTCATTGTTATCCTTCATATATCGCTGAGTTAGCACCATGCTCTGCACACTCTACAGAATGCACCCAACAACGATTGTTTGATTGTTCTCTAATTAATTTGTCTGCAAATTTAAATGCGTGTTCGGCAAACTTTTCTGCACCAACGCCATCCATTACTACAATCTCTGCTAGGTCTAGTGCTTCAAGTTCCATAAACTTGTCTAGGTAAGGATCATCTTTGTCAATAGCAGTCTTATGATCAAAGTGATCTTCAAGCCAATGCTTAATCTTTTTAAGTCCACCAAAGTCTACTGCCCAGTTCTTGTTGTCCAAATGATCACAGGCAAATGTAAACTTAAACTGTAGACTGTAACCATGTAGTAAATGACAGTGTGAGTGATCAGCATTAGGTTGTCTAAAACATGCTGATAGGCCAATGTTGTGACCGTATGTTTTTGTTGAATAAAATTTAGCCATCTCTTAACTCCTAAAAGTAAATTGATGACAGGCAGAATATTTAAAGACGGATGACTGTCCAAAGACGTCTTTGATGAATCTATTTATCACTTGCTAGTCTTTCTATATGAATTTTTATTATTATTGTTCTCTAATGCTTTCTTCATAAGTTTTAGAAAGTATTTGTCACCATTTGCTAATGTTTTAATTTCTTTTTTTACTAGTGTTGCTTTTGCATCGTATCCCATTATTTTTTCTCCGCTTCTGCTACTCGTTTACGTAAATTGCTTGAGCTAAATGAATGGTCACGGCCATTATACACTATCTCAATTCCTCTTTTTTCACATATATCTCGACCAGTAAAGTCCTTGTCTTGATACTCTATACCTATTATTCTAACATCTATTGGCATAGAAAGCAAGATATCTTTTAAGTCATTTTCCGTTTGATATACCACAATCTCATCTACAAAACGATTACAGGCTAACTGTATCTGTCTTTCTACTATTGATTGTACTGGTGGATTTTTACTATCTGGTCTATCTATGGTAGGATCTGTTTGTAGTCCTGCGATTAAATAGTCACAATGTTGTTTTGCTTCTGCTAACATAGCAACATGACCTGCATGTAATAGGTCAAAGGTTGAAAACGTTATGCCTATCTTCAACCCTTGATCTTTTAGTTCTCTTACTCTGTTAAATATCATTAAAATGAAAACTCATAAAATGCACCAACTCTGTAGTCACCGTATTGATCAACAACACTGTTCATTTTAAGTGAGTGCTCGTTATTAAACTTGTCCTTAACTTCAGACACATTAACTTGGGCACCAACATAACTAACTGCTTCGCCCTTTAAACTTGCTTTAACACTAGTATAGTGCATTGTACCTGATGCGTCAACTGATGTTGGTATATTTAGGTTAACATTACCACTAACCACAGTAGGCTTAATACCTACATACAAGTTTAAGTTATCGTTCGCCCAACCTGCTACACCATACATAGCAGTAATTGGATCTACTTCTCTAACTAGTCCTTGATCAAACTGTGTGGTTGTATACATAACACCAACTTGTCCATACCAGTTGTTAGGCTTATACATTTGACTAAATTCAAATGTCTGTGAGCTATTAACTTGTCCCCACATACCACTAAATGACATGTATGGTGAACCATAACTCTGTGTAAACATAAATTTACTTGTCCATGCACTAGGATTAACAACTTTACCTGTAACAGGATCACGTTTCATAAACATGGTATCGTCAAAGCCAACAGTAACATTAGTAAATGATTCTCTATCTAGTGTACCTGGTACTTCATATGTACCAAAATACATTCCACGTGCCTCCATAGCACCGCCTACAAACTTACTAGACCAAGCACTACCAACTGAATGATCTAACTGATAGATAGGTACCATTGAGTTTACAGTTTGAGTTGCTGGTGTAAGATTAATAGTATAATCTCTACCTATACTGTCAACAACACTAACTGAACTTAATGAACTTAGTGCAGACTCGTCAACGCCTGATAAAGCAATACCACCTGATAATGGAACAGTAGTACCTGTACGACCTGTGTATGAAATACCAACATCACCTAAAGGTTGTGTGGCTCTGTCTAAGTCTACTAGTCCTTGTCCGTGTACGTTAACATCATAGCCTTCAATATCCTTGTTAGCAGTTGTTGTTAATACTTTAACAATTTGATTACCTTTCATATATGGCCACATTTGATGTATAACTGCTACTGCACCTGATATAACAGGAGCCGCCTGCGAAGTACCCGAAAATGTTCTATACCCACCATCAAAGTCTGCTGATTGAACCTGTGTGCCAGGTGCTAGTAAATAAAAGTCTGATGTTTTATAAGTGTCTAGACATTCTGAACCTGTCCAGTTTTTACAAATGTGTCCAGCTTTACCACCTTCAACAGTCTGTGTTCCTGCGTTCCACATACCTGCAATTAAGATACGACCATCACCTAATAATACACCGTTACTGTCAGTTGCTGTGGCAAAAGTTGCTGGGTTCTGCACATAATCATTGGATTGGTTACCTGCTGAAATAACTAATACAGCATCATTACCTATCAATTTGTTAGTCCAGCCTTGAGGCTTTTCTAAGTTGTAATAGTTTGCACCACCATATACACCGTGATTACTAACGTAAACACCATTGCCCTGATTAACAATACTGTTCTGATAATCGCTTGAGTAGTTAGTGTTTGAACTTAAATTAAACACAGTTACATCAATGCCAGCGTCGTTAATGGCTTTCATGCCTTGTTTAGCCCACTGCATTGATGATGACCAATTATCTGTAATCTTAACAATAGCCAAGTTAGCATCAGGTGCAATACCCATCATGCCTGTGCCATCCATTTCAGCGGCCGCTATACCTGCAACGTGTGTACCGTGTCCTACATTGTCCTGTATACCAGTACCAGTCATGTCTTTGGTAAACACAATTTTACCTGATGAATCAAACTCTGAATGATCCAGATCAATACCTGAATCTAAAATAGCAATAGTTGATCCTTTACCAGTCCAACCTCTGGCCAATGCCTTATCTTGATTAATAACAGAATTAGTTTGATTAAACTCATTTAAGTTTACAAAGTAATCTGGATTGTTGCTGACCATTTCAGTTCTGGTACCTAGATACTGTGCATTACTGCCAAAGTCTGAATCTAAATATCCCAATGAACTGTTTGGAACTGCTGGAGTAGATTCTTCTGCTACTACAACAGGTGCAGGTGTGGCATACGCAATAATTTCTTCTGACTCTGTTGTGTTAGTTAATGTACGACTAACAAACTCAGTTTCAGTTCTGTCTAATGCTTTCCAAGTTCTACTTTTATCTGTTCTCTTTTTAAGTATACCTCGTTTATTAACTTTTTCTTTTTCGTATACTGTTTGCTTTTGAATCCAGTGTTCAACTATACGATTAATAACAGTATATGTGTTAACTGTAGTTTTTTGAACTGTATTGCCATCACTGTCTTCATATTCAGTAACAACTTGTTCTTGTGTAGTTGTTGTTTGCTCACCTTTGTTTACTGGCGGAAACGATTTAACAGTTACATCATACTGATTAACAACTACAAATGGGATAACAGCTTGTGCCGGAGTAATCCAGGCTACTGTAAGAAAAGCAACTAAAAGTAGTGCTTTAAATTGATTAAACATAACTATTCCTTTGCTATTGTAAGAATACTATGTTATTATATGAGTTTTTGATTATTTTGTCAAGAATTTTTTGGCTTTTACAAGTGCCGGAACTAGTGCAAGAGCAACCAAACAACCAATAAAACTACCAAATGCTAACCCCCAATTTAGTGAGGCCGCTCCTCCCATAAAGTCTGATACAGCGTTACCAAAACCTGCACCATAGACAGCACCAAGTCCTACTTGATACTTTTTGGGAAGATATTTTTCAATGTGTAGTCCGTAGAGGGCACCAAGTAACATGATGCCGTTGTCTACAAAACCAAATATAAGAAAGTCGGTCATTAACAAGCAAACTCTTGTTGTAATTTAATGTTATCCATAAACTCTTTTTTAGTTGCTGGATCATCTTTAAATGCACCGTTTAATACTGTTGTTTGTGTTAGAGAACTGTGTGCCATAATACCTCTGTTTTCACAACAACCATGTGTTGCTTGTATATACACACCTACATCTTTAGCACCTGTTGCTTTCATAATTTCACGTGAAATATCATTACACAATTCTTCTTGTAAGGTACCACGTCTAGCACACCATTGAGCAATACGTGTGTATTTAGATAAGCCAATTAGTTTTTGTCCAGCAATAATACCAATGTATGCTACACCAGTAACTGGTTGATGATGATGACTACACATAGATCTAAGTTCAGATCTAACAACTAACATACCTTCGTAACGATCTTCACTATCATTAGGAAAAGCAGTTGCGTTAGGATTAGGTTCATATCTACCTACCATAATCTCATTGATATACATTTTAGCAAGACGTCTTGCTGTGCCACGTGAGTTAGGATCATTGTGTCTGTCAATAATTAAACTATCTAATACACCTTCAAACTTTTCTGTAATCTCATCAATTAATGGGTCTTTTTCAGCATCAGTGATATACTTTGCTATGTTATCACCTGCCCAATACCTAGCACCATCTTGTTTAATTCTGTTTACAATTCTCTCACTGACTGGCCCTGTTTCAAAATCTTCTAGTTCCCAATCTATCTTGCTTTCTACTGACATATATTATTCTCCGAGTTAGCGACGTGGATGTCTCTTGTCTATTAGTTTATCTATTTTAATTAGTATAAAGGTTATTAATAGACTTGTCAATAGCCATGGCATAAAAAATAATACCATAATGTATAATAACATTCCTTTACTAATCTGTTTTATTTTATTCAAAATTAAAATTAAGTTTCTTTAAGTTTGGATACTGTTTATATTTAGGCAGTGTGTCATGTGTGCCTAATAATTCTAAACCTCGTTGTGCTTCTTCTGGTGTAGGTTTATAATGATAACCTAATGTAAATGTTTGTTGTTCATGCCAAGGTGACACAGATAAATCTCTACCATCGTAACACATTAGTTTAAGTTTCTTATAAAGCTCACGGTCATCTAACAGTATAGCACCGCCACGGCCCAATGTCAATGGTTTGTCATGACCAAAACTTAAACACTGTATCTGTCCAGGCTTATACATATTAGGTGTTAGTTTTCTTGCTGAATCCCAAATGTTGGTGTCCCAAAAGTAGTATTCACCTAACCAATTTTCGATGTCATTGAATTTATATTTAACTCCAATTTTGTGTAACATCATTGGAATACTAATATAAGTGTAGGGAGTAAATTGTGTTTTTTTAAATCCTGTTGCTATAAATGCTAGTTCAAGTGCGTGTGTACAACAGTCAGTCATTACTGCATAAGGAGCATCTGTATATTCAGACAGTGCTTGTTCAAAGTCTGTAATTATTTCAAATGGATTATTCACTTAAATGATCTCTCTTAATCTCTCTAACCTGATCACCTAATAGTTCAGCTATTTGGTTTTTAATTTTAATACGCTGATTATTTTTATTTCTTATACTAATAGCTCGACGACCAATTTCTTCCAATGGTAACTGTTCCTCATGCCCTGATTTAAGTTCTGCTTCTAAAGACCATATTTCATCATGTATTTGCTTTAATGTTTGATACTGCTCTTGAATCTGTTGAGTATCATAGGCCAATACCTGTGTTTTATACCACGCAAGTTCTTCTTGATTGCTTTGTGTCCTGGCCCATTTAACTTCAGCAATGGCTAGTCTATCAAACAATTCAATTACAGGAAAAAAACTCACTTATACAGTCCTTCTATTTTACTTGGGTTATCTAATATGTTTTGTATTTCAATATTAGTTTTGTTTGGCCTACATGGTTGGCAAAAGTTAACATTGGTCTTATCGTATATGTCATGATGTCTTGCACTCATCCATAAGTCTCTAAAGTCTAGTTCGTCCCAACGTCCTAGTTCAAACTGTGGATTACCTTTACCTTCACAGCAGACATATATCTTACCGTTAGCACAGAACACAGGAAAGTGATACATCTGATGACAGCGTTTATAGTTACGTGGCATAGTTTTATTTAGGTTAATCCAATAAGGCTGACCGTATTTGTGACCTAATTGTTCTATCATTGTCTGTGTTTGATATGTAATAGCATGTGCTTCGTTGTTAACAATAACTGGTCTAAAGAATATTTTACGTCCACCTAAACTGTTAACAAAACGAAATATATCTTCTAAGGCTTGTTCGTTATCATTTAACGGATTGAGTAAAACTTTAAAGTCTATGTTAACACCACGCTTAATCAGTTCACGTGCATTGTTCTGCATACGTTCAAACAAACTGTGCTTACTTAGGCTACGTCTTATTTGTTCGTACAAGTCTTCCGTGCCTGCGTCAATGTCTATACCAATCCAGGCCAGTTTCTTTAGTTTATCATTGTCAATGTCAAATAACTTGTCTAAGTAACTGCCGTTTGTGGTTATTGATCCCAAGAAGCCCTGATCTATTGTGTGTTCTATCACATGCTCAAAGCCTGTTAGTATACTAGGTTCGCCACCACCTGGATATGTTATTGTATGTGTTGTACCATAACTTTTTGGTGTGTGAGCTCTCCATCCTGCTAACTTGTCTAACAGTTCTATATATTCTTTGTAGTCTTTTTGTACAGGTTCAGCTCGACGAAACTCTGCTGAGTTGCAGTAGTAACAATCTTGATTACATACATTAGTAAGATCAATATCAACCTGTGCAGGTAACAAAGACATAGTGTCTCTGTTCTGCATCCAATGTACTAGTTCTGCTTCGTTATAGTTCATATAGGTCTGACCAAAATAATTCTGCGTTTTTTGTTCTGCGTTGTTTAGTTAATAAATTAATAGCAAACAAATCTTGTTTAAGTAATTTATCCAAACTTTCAGTGAGTTTATATATTCTTTCTCTTGGATCTTTAACCAAGTCATAACTGTGATCAATAATGTCATCAAAACAATCAATGCCTTGATCTCTTAAATGTTTAACTGTTCCTGGATTACCTAGTATTAAAAATAACTGTCCACTGGCAATTGGTTTCCAGGTCTTTTCGGTGATAAAAATTCTATCACATACTGTTGACTCAGTTACAAAGTTTACATAACTGTCCGTATATGCTTCGTGTAATATATCAGCATCTACTCTAACTCCTTCATCACTGTTGTGTGTGCGTAATGGTAACTGTTGTCTGAGAGAAGTCCAGGCAGACTTTTCACTACCAGTCAACGGCATGTCGTGTCCTAGTTCAGCAGGATCGTTGTGCATTGACCATAATATATCTTTTTCTAAATTAATAATCCAGTTAAGTATTCTGTGTGGTCTTGCTGAGTTGTTCAAACAACTTATTTTATGTTGTTTGCGATCTTGTGCAATATTTAGATTATGTCTTTGAGGCCAATGTTGTTTTGCCCAATAATACCAATAAGGATAAAACTGACAGTTAGGTAAAGGTGCATGACTTAATACGGTATGATCTTTAACTGCTTCTGCTAAACTATCTAACAGGCCATCACCGTAGTGTTCACTGGCTCCGTTTATATATAGATGCGGTTCTTTAGGTAATTGCTTAATGTAATCAAAGTTAATTAAAAAGTCATCTGTTAAAAACGGACCAATATCAGTTAATTCAATCTGCGTATCCGTCATCTTCTGTAACTACTAGTCTACGTTCTTTGGAAATATTCCATGTAAGATCTTTTTCAACTGCTGAACGAGCAATTTGTAGATAGTCTCTATCCTCTTCATTCATAGCAGTAAAGTATTTTTCAGCACTATAGATAACGTCTAACACATAATCTTTACGATCTAAATGTGCGTTTGATTCCATTAACAGTTGTAAATGGTCCATCATTGTCTTAATACGTTGTTCTATATCTGCTCTTATAACCATTAGACTAATTCCTCGGCTATGCCTATTAGTTCTGCTACGATTAAACCAACACCAGCATACCATATACTACCAAATACTAACGCACCACCTGCTAGTATTCTAATGCCTGATTTAACAATGCTTAACTGTAAATGTAATTTTGGGTCTGGATGTTTCATTTTGATTTCCTTTTGAGTTTATTATACAGCCTTTCTTTTTCCCATTCAATTTCTTCTGCGCCAAAATCTGGTAAAGTTTCATAGAGATCTTCTAACAAACATTTAAATTCAAATAGTTCACGTTTGAGTCCAGAAGCACTAAAGCCATCACTGTAAGGTGATTTGATTTCTGTAACAACACGATCTAACCATAGTATAGTAGCTTGAGTATCATTATTACCGTATCTGGTATCTATATTCTTCATCCACTTAGGTCTCATTTGCCTTCTTTCAGGATACGTGCCACTTCTTGTTTGTCCCAATCACGTTCTTGCTCAGGATGTTTAGGTAAGGAATCGTAGATGCGTTCTAGTTTACATTTAAGTAAGTATAGTTCGCGTTTGGCATTAATTTTGCGTTTAGGATCTTGGTCTTTGTTTGCTTCTATAGATTTTTCTATTAACCAAGTTTCAACGTCTGAGTAAGTTGGACTGGCTGTCCAGGTTGAAGAGCCCATCCATTCATAGTTAGTGCTGTAAGTATCAGGATCTAGCCAATTTTCTTCTTCAGCTAAATCAAATATGTCATCTTTATCGTCGTTGCCCATAAGATCTATACCTATATTCCTTCCAATTGTTTCTACAATTTTTACCAGCAACAAATTTCATATATTGTTGCCAAACAAAGGTTTTTGGATTGTATAGATCTGCTTCGTTAAACCTAAACCCATGATCTCTACAAAAGAGTCTGAGTCGTTCCAGGTCATCAAATATATCGTGTACATCTAATTGAGAATGGTATCTGGCCATTCAACGCTCCTCTTTAATTAGATTGTGACTTGTTGACTTGGACGACTAGTGTTATACGTTATTGTACAACCATTCTCTCCATCTTCCGAAACCTCAATAATAACCGTTCTCGCAGGATATCTAGAAGCAATTTGTAGATAAAGATCGTCCGCAATCATTTCACAACTTTTATAGTTTAAGTCTAATACCTCACCGTCACCGTATAAGTCTTCTAACCATCGTTTAAATTGAATAAATTCAATGTCACGATCATTGTGAAAGACATCTATAGCCACTCTAAAGTGGAATATGTGTCTGTGTGGATGTGCTAAAAATGCTACATTGTATTTATCGTTAGTGTTGAGTTTTGGGTCAGTAGCCGCGGCAGGATAGCAGTGCATACCTTCCTTACGAAACGTTACCCAAATCTGACGATTAGCATTTTCAACAATGCGATCTACAGTTGCTCTTTGTTCCTGGTTTAACATTAAAAATACGCTTTCAATACTTCAAGTTGGTCGTGATATTCAGCAATAACTTTTAATTCTTTTTCTACTGCTTCAAGTATATCACCATGTTCGCCAATGCCTACTGCTTTTTCTAAGTAAACTTCAACGTTCATTTTATGTTTAGCAATATGCCCTTCAGCATGTGCTACTAGTGCTTTAATTATTTCATCTCTATTTGGCATCTGTACCCTCCTCAATTATTTCATCGTTAGCATATTCTGACCATTCTGTAAGTACAGTATCATCTAACAACTTATCTAGATTATGACACCAAACACCTCGGTTGGTTGCATCAAAACCTATATCATCTATTTTAAGTGTAGCATTTTTATTATACATTGTCAAATTAGGAATCTTAACACTGATCATAGGAACAAATTGATCAAATGTATTAAGTTGTACAAACCATGCAGGTGGTTTATGACTGTCTGGGCATCCAGCATATTTTACATCAAAGTCTAGTGTTGCTTTATATCCTAGACGTAATACATGCTCAATTTGACGTACCCAATCTCCAATGTTATTACCATCAAATGATTGGTTGGCCCCGAAGTACACATGATCGCATTCATGTTTTGTGGCGATATCGGTGATTTCCTCGGGAGCCAAAACTCCTACTATAAACAGTGTGCGTAAATTAAATGCAGGCGAAACTTCTATCTCATCGCCTACAAAATACTTTACACTGTTTGCTGTTCCTGTTGTGTATGTTCTTTCCATTGTTTGTCATACCATTTATATGCTGAATCAATTATTGTTTCTAAACTACTGTATTCTGGATACCAACCCAACCATTCGTTAGCATAAGTTGGATCTGCAATAAGTGTTCCTGGATCTCCAGGTCTCATTGGTCCATAGTTTACTTTATTAAAATTATACTTGGTTTTTACATAATCTGCAATCTGTTTATTACTAATACCTAACCGAGTACCTAGGTTCATTACCTTAAAGCCTACTGCGTCTGTCCAGTGACGTTCAGCACCCATGACATGAGCTCTGGCAATATCCCAAACGTGTATGTAATCTCTTACACATGTTCCGTCATCTGTGTCAAAGTCGTCGCCATTAATAGTAAACTCCTGATCGTTAATAACTGCTTCTAGGATACGTGCCACAATGTGTGTTGCTTTGGGCTCTTGACCTAGATCAGAGTTAATAGGTTCTGCACCACAGGCATTAAAGAATCTAAATACCATGGCAGGAATACCATAAGCACGTGTGTAGTCTGCTAATACGTGTTCTGCTGTTGCTTTAGTATTACCATAAGGACTGATAGAATTTTGTGGATGCGATTCTGGTATGGGTAATTGTACTGGCTCACCATATACTGCGGCACTGCCACTAAACATCATTAACGGTGTCTGCCCTGCTTCTTTTAACGCATCCAACAGTTTAATTAATTTAGATACATTGTTATCCCAATACTCGTCTGGACTTAGTACACTAGGTCCTACTAGACTTGTTCCGGCACAGTGTACAATAACATCATAGTTTTCTCTAACGATACCAGCCAGACTAGCAGTACTTGAAAAGTCATCTAACCACCATAAGTCACAGCTTTTAAGTGCGTGGTTACGTTGTACACGATCATTGATGTGTACTGTGTGTCCTTCATTTTTAAAGGCACGTGCTACATGACTGCCTATGTAACCACAGCCACCTGTTACTAATATTTTTTTAGTATTTTGATTCACTGGTATGCTTTCTATAATCAACACCGTTGCGTAACCATTGCTCACCATTACCTTCCATGATGTCAATACATCTATCAATGGTACCATTAGTCCAGTCACTGATCTTGCCCATGTTTTTGTGTGGCTGTTCTAATAAAGGTTTTAATTTAGCTATTGCGTCATCTAAACTCCATGGTATATATAATCTTTCTGGATCGTTACTAAATGTTTCGGGAAAACTACGATAAGCAGGATATAATACATTACTGCCTAAGGTATCGCCTTCGCTGACTGTGTTAGAAACCCAATCCTGTAATGCACAATTAAACAATACTCTAGTATCATTTAATAGATCATAGTATTCGTTCTTTTCTAAGTCTTCGTGTATTACTAACTTACCTTCTCGTTGAAGTTTTCTAGTACGTTCCATGTAACTGTCATTGTTTGATTTAATTTTACTGCCTGAATATAAACAGAACTCTACTGATGGTAATGTAGGATCACTGTGCCAGCGTTCAATTAAATCCATAAAGAAGTCTGGTTGTTTTTCTTGATCCCATCTAGCCGCAAAGCCTACACGCATTGTACGTTTGTCAAATGGTCTTAGTGGACCTACAATACGTTCACGCACTTCTTCTTTACCAAACGCTAGTCCAGATATATTGTATATAGGTGCTGTCCACCCTGCAATCTGCATATGAGCAATCATTTCTTCATTGGTGGCTAACACTGTGGCAAACTCATTTACCATTTGTTCATACAATCCCATCCACTTGCCCATACCCCATACGTGTACAAAGTCATCTGGATCAATAGTTTGTGCTAGACAACGTACATAAATTTTAGGTCTTAGTTCTTTTGGAATTTGATCCATAATGTATGGCAAACTTTCAATGCCAGGTTGAAACATGTCTTCAAAATATACAGCATCTTCTGCTGTTACTTCACCGGCCTTCATAAGTTTAACAAGATTCATTAGTTGACTCATACCAAAGTAACTGCGTCCATGTGCGTCTAACACTTGTCCTGTTACAATAGCTTGATCATTACTTAATGTTTCACCAGGAACAATGTGATAATCAATACCACGCTTTTTAAACACACGCTCATTCCAGTCTTGTAATTGTAATGTATATCTTGCCTTATAAGGCTCTAAGCCCATATACCAAAGTTTGCGGATTGCCATTAGGATGCTACCTTTTTCTGTAGTTTTTCAATCTTATCTTTAATTGCCAGTTTTTCTTGCTTCATTTTACTTAAACTTGCGTCATCTAAATAATAAGTATACGCTTCTTTTATTTTTAAGTCAAGATCCTTATGTCTTGCTATTAATTGATCTAAATCTTTTGACATTTAAGCCTCCTCTACTTCAAGTTTGTCTAAATTAGTTTCATCTAAACCACTGTCATCAATATGATGTTCTTCTGCAGGTGTTTCCTCCTCAAATAAGTTGTTAAACATTGTACCAGCATTAACAGTTTTTTTGCCTGAAAAGCCTCTTGTTCCTATAATAGTCATCCAAAACTTATCAAACTCGTCAATTACTGCTAACGCAGTTTCTCTGTCTGGTGCGGCAAACACAGCTTCTACAATATCTCTAAATGCTACTCTATTAAATTTTTCTTGTATAAGCATAGCTGGATATTTGCCACTATCATATTGTCTGTTTGCTTCTTGTACTGCGTTGATGTGCATCCAAACATTATGCCCCATCATTAATGCGTAACTAAAACTATCCCATGATGTTTTACCTTCTTTACCGTTTTTATTTAGGTCACCTGGATTGTATATACAAATATCTTTCATTAGTAAGTTGCGACTAATAGGACTATCTGTAAAGTTTACGTGTATGCCATCTTGTACTACGCCTTGACTAAATTGTCTAGTGTCTGTTGCGTACTTCTTATCATCAGCAGTAGAATCCATTCTGTAACTCCACTTGGCACGATCTTCTGTAACAACTTCTGTGTATATCTGACCATTAGCAGTTGCTAAGAATGGACTAGCACAATCAAAACTAATTGTAAACTTAGGATTATGATACTTGCGTACTGCACGTTGTATGTCTGTTAACAGTGTAGCCCACTCTAGTTTACTTGTACCCAAGAAGTGCATCCAATCATGCACACCTTCCTGTAATAACCCATCGTATATAATATTAACTAAACGTTTAAGCACTAGGTGTATGTCACACATATTCTGACCACCCATAGCCCACCCATCAAAGTGTGTTGTAGGATATACTTTTGGATCACAGTATACTTTCATAATTTGATACCACTGCTCGGCATTGGCATGATTATCACCTTGTAACACATTTAAGAATCTAGCACCACCGTTTTCTTTACCTTTACGATGTTGCATAAAGTATTCATTATTAAACTTGGTTGCATCAATTGCTTCTTGTAAGGTAGTAATGCCACAGGCTTTACTTGCTTTTTTATCATGTATTACCCAGGTAGGAATATCGAGAATCATACCATAGTCAGCAATTGAATCTAACCATGTTAATACCAGTTGACGTTTTTTCTGTGCCTTAGGACATCCAGAGTTGGCTTTCCAATCACCTTCCCATAGTCCTTTAGCAATCTGGAATCCACCAGAGTCACCTAACATAAAGGTACCTGGTTCTCTTTTGCGTACCATATCTTCCTTAGGTACTTCAACAGACATATCTAGATTAGCATGTCCTGCAGAATACAACGACCATTTATATGTAAACAAACCTTTTTGACTATTAAGCCAATTCATGTTTTCCATATCAGGTATATTCTTAGGCATACGAGCAGGATCAACATAATTGCCTGCTTCTCTTTGTTTACCTATAAACGTTGAATAAAATGAACTTAATGCTGGTAGGAATACAGCATAGTCATTTTGTTTTGCTGTTAAGTCGTCGTGTTCTATTCTATCCATTATTTACTGTGTGCTGGTAAGATGTAATTGTAAACTGCAATACCTGAGTCAACAGTAATTTCTGCGGCACCCTCATCTGACATTTTAATAGTTTTATCACCTGTTAGATCTAAGATACTAATAAACTGTTTAACTGGCCAAGCCCATGCTCTTGCTAATCCTGTACCACCTACGCTAGGTTGAAATACAAAGTTACCTGCGTGTGTAGAATGATCACCAAAGAATAACATCAAGTCACCGTTTTCTGTACGAGCAGTAAACGTTGCTTCTTCACCGTTTGCCTGTGCTTGGAACTTTAATCTTTGTACACCTGCCAGTGTTGGCTCAAAGTCTACATTCCAATTAGCGCCTTTAAACTTAACTGTTTTAAGTTTTTCAGCAATAATTTCTGATGTCATAAATCTGTAATCGTTTTTAAAGTCACCTGCTTGATTTTCAAAGTGTAAGCCTACTGGCACAGATTCACCGTTACGGTCTTGACGTTGTACTCCAATTTGTGCATTGTCCTTATACTCTGGAATGCCTAATAGAATTTTAAGTTTTGATAAGTTAGGCATACCAAATGTGCCTTTAAACTCTGCTACTGGTTGTTTGAACTTAGCTGTAACAACCACTGAACGGTCTTCTGCTAGTCCATCTATCGTTGTTTCAGTATCTGTACCTGTAATCTTAACTAGCTCAATAAAGCCAAGATCAAAGGTATGTTCAACCAAATCTAATAAGTGATCTCTCATACGTTTTCCTTTACATTAATGTTATAATAATTATACATGATATTTAGACAGCATACAACCTTATCTAAAATTATTTTACCAAACCTACTTTTGATGTATTGAAGCAAGAGTTTGTCCTCCTTTAATACTTTCTAGTTTGCCAGGCTTCTCAACTTCAAACCAGGCCATACCATATGTTTCTCTAAAGTGTTTTAACACTGTAAATCCTGTATTTTCTAAATAGTGTTTGACTAATCTACCAGGTGTATAATATTTCCATCCACTTTCTACCAAACTAATGTTGTGAGGTAAGTCACAGTCGTTGAATGTAAATATCATTGAACCTCCAGGTTTGAGCAATTCAAAACATTCTTTAAGAGTTTGCTGTATTTTACTAATTGGCATGTTGTCAAAAAAGTTATAGGCTAAAATAAAACCAAACTGTTGTTGTGGTAATCGACTAAACATTAGTTGATCCTGTGTGTCCTTAGGAAATACATAACTTCTTAGTCTACCACGATACTGCGGATTAAACTGTTCTCTTACAGGTCTAATTAAAACATCACTATAGTCTATTAGGTATAACGGATCTAAACTAACCATAGTATGTGTTAAGTTACCGTAACTAGGACATATTTGTAATCCAGCGTGATCCCAACTAGCATAACGATCAATTCTGGTTTCTAAATACTCTTTAGTATCCTGTTGTATTTCTAATTGTCTTTGTTGTTTTTCTTTAAGACTTTCATTTAAAAAATATAATTTATAGCGTTCTTCGCTGTCTGACAAATAACTCTTTTCTTCGTCGTGTATCCGTTGTGTAAGTTTATGATCATAGTCCAAATGATCTGCTTTAAACTTATCTAGGTTACGCATTATTTCATTACGATGATCAGTAAACAGTGTAAGGTATTCTGGATCCTCAATTTCGGCCTGTAGGAGATCAAATATCTGTGTGTTCATTGAATTGAACGTGTTGATATCGTGCTTTCTAAGTTTATCTCTATAGGCTACTAGTTCACTAAGTTTCATTAGAATTCAAATAAGTTGTTAAATGTATTAGCCGTTTGTGTTGCGGCCGCCAAGTTCCAATCTAGCACACCAAGTAAGTTTTCTACTTTTTGATCAACTACTGTGGCTTCCATTTCACTATCATCAAACGGCAGATCTTTAAACCAGTCTGGCAAATGTGTTTCGTCTGTAGGGTAAGCAATACTTGTCCAACCCATTGGATTTGCTTTTAGTTTACACACAATAACTTTCATACCATCAATGACTGCTATTGAATATTTGTCACTATTCATTCTACGCATTGTATTCCAGTTCATACCTGCTCTAACGTGTCCGGGCATGTTTGCTTTACCTAAGCGTTGTTCTTCTTTGGAGTATTTTGTTAAGTTGTTGACACGTTTAGGTGAACCTTTTTCCCAACCAGGACGTTCTTTAAATGCGTGTTTAAATTGTAGTACCTTCTCAGTAATTTCTGCTTTACCTGCACCCGTTAGTACATCGTGCAATACATCACTTAAGAAGTCCTGTATAACTTTTGGGGTATCACTGCGTTTAAGATCTAAGCCCATGGCTTTAATTTTACCTGCTTTACCTTCAACGTCTAGTCTGTGTCCTTCTAGGTCGTAGATCATAACAGCATAACGTTTCTTAGTAATAAACAATCCTTTAAACGCAACCACTTCACGACCACCTCGAATAATTGATCCTCGTTCAGTTGGACAATGGAAAGCACGATACATAAAGTCAGGGAATGATGCGTTTACACTTTCAGCAATACGGTCATACAACTGTACAGCAATATCTTTGTTCCATTCCATACGACCTGCTTCTACATCATCTTTGATAATAGGCCAAGCACTAAAGTAACAGGAATCAGTATCACCATATATAATTGCTTTACCTACGTGATCATATTCGCCAGCAATCAATTCATTGATGTGTGCATCCATGTGTTTAGCAATAGCACGACCCGTAAGTGTAGTTGACTGTCCTATACGTTTATCAAAGAATCTACAACCAGGATTAAGAATAGCACCGTATAATGAGTTCAAGTTAATCTTTTTAACTAACTGTCGCTTGTCCCAGAATGCTCGTTCTTTTGGGTCTTTACACTCACGCATTTTAGCCTGTAGCTCTTTACGTTCTGCATACCAACGTTTAAGTAACCCAGGAACAACTGCTTCTACTTCGTTAGTAAAAATAGTACCGTTAGCAGTTAGCATCCAGGGCCTATTGCTGTCAAATATCATAGTCCATACATCAGCCGCGGAATGTATACTTTCTTCACCAGTGTTCCAATCAATAGTAATTTCAGTACCAATTTCTTTGGCCATTACTGCTTCATACTCTAGACTACCAAACAAGTTTTCCCAACTCATTGCAAATGAATTACCTTTTGCCTGCTTTTCTTTGATATAACGATCAGTCATTACAGGACGTAGTTGTCCTACAATAGTTTCGTTACCCATATTCAAAGCACGAATTGCTGATGGATACAGTGAGTTAATATCAACTGATCCAATATAGTCATGTAGGCCTTTACGTGGGTATGCCACATAAGCACCTGCGGCTTGTGTATCTTCGTCTGTTAGTCGTTCACGTCTATTAGGAACAACAAGTCCACGCTCGTGTGCTTCGTTAATAATTGCTTGTTCAGTAACAGCTACAGCACCCATTGTTGTTTGTAGTAGCACTGTGTTTGCGTGTGCTAGTTCATTGGCCAGATCTAAAAACTTGAGTTTATCATCTAGTTTCTTAAGCAACATTGTATCCTGTCTGTTGTACTCAATAAACGTTTCAAAGTCATTGTTGTATAGTTGGTCTAGTGTACCTTCATAAGGTGTTTTACGCTCTTGTAGTTCATGTTCACCAATGGCATCCAAACTATATGAATGTCTTTCTTCATAGGTATACTTACGATACAGTTGCATATAGTCCATGTGTACACGACCAATAATATCAAATGTAATATTCTCTGCACCAAAGCGTTCAAATGTACGCTTCTTAGGCAGTTGATCCCACAAACAGAACCTACGTGTGTCGTCTTTACTAAGCACTCTAGTAACACGATTAACAGTGTAGGGTATATCATAGCCCTCTGAGTTCCAACCACTCAGTATATCAGCATCTTCTATTAACCCTAAGAATGTTTCTAATAGATCTTCTTCACGATCAAACATAAATGTATCTTCAAACTTATCTATTGTAGCTTGTGCTTGTTCACGTGGCATCCTAGGTGGAGGAAGAACTAAAGTGATCATTTTTTCTAGCCATGTACAATACACAGATATTGCTGTGATAGGATTAAATGGATCAGCAGGACTTGAATATCCTCGATCAGGATCAAAGTCAACCTCAATATCAAAAAACGCTACATTAAGTTCTGGTGCATCTACATTCATGTAGTTTGAACTTAGACAACGAAACACAGGATTAATGTCGCTTTCATACAGTGTTTTATCGCTGTTAATACGTTGTTCTTTATGAAACTCTTTTGAGTTGTGTGTTTTAAATCTAGTTACAGGTTCGTTGTAAATAGATCTGTGTTTACCTTTAGGATCAGCATAATAAAACACATATTCTGCAGGATAAGTCTGGAACTCTCGTTGACCATTCTTACGTTCTACAACGTGAATCTTATCTGCTTGTCTATCAAAATATGCGTCTATATAACTCATTTAATCCTTTGCTTAGTTTGTAGTGTAATACACTGTTTTTCTTTAACACCTAATTTTTGAAAATCGTTACTAGAATGAAACAATTTTAAATCAAATGCAACCAAATCTCCTTCGTTCCAAATAAATTCATCGTGTACTGATATATATGGTCTTTCTTGTGGCCAACAATGACTAAAATCTTTTTTAAAGTCATCCTCGGACATTTGTTCTGATTCAGGCAACGGTGCATTATCTTTTTTATAATCAACAAAATGTAAATACTTTCCTTGTTGGTTTAATATCATAGTTTTGCTATTACTAGAATATAATGGTATTATTATAATATAGTATGGTTCCTCATCTTCAAGGCAAGGAACTTTATCATTGTTTAAAACATGATTGTAATCACAATGTATTTCATAAGGTAAAAAACTTTTTAATCTAAAACTTATGCCTGGTATTAATTTGTCTGCTATATCCTTGGGCAATTTTGATTTGATTAGTTCTTCCAGGTTGCCTAATTGATCTAAATAAAAATATTTTCTTGTTGAGAGAACTTTGCCTGCTGTTGGGCCTTCAAAATTGTGTACGTACGATACTTCATGTTCGTCAGGAATAGAGTTAACCAGATTCCTTAACTGCTCTAGTTCTTCAGTACTAAACGCTTTTTCAATTTTTATTGTAGGTAATATCATTTATTGTCTTTAATATAGTATTGTACACTATTATATAGGTCAATGTCAACTTTATAATAGTCTTTTAATCGTTGCTCTGCAGACTGTTGTCCTTTACGAAAATCTTGGTAAACACTAGATGATGTTGCTTCTTTTAATTGCGTTTTAAAATCTTCTTTAAATCCACCCTTTGCTTCATATTGTTTATTCGTTGGTACTTTTTCCGGGTTAAGTCCTAGTTCATGTTCAACGTAGTGAGTAAAGTTGTTAATTAGCTGGTCGTCAACACGAAAAAATACGCAATTATCAGTATCGATATTTTCTAAGAACATTACTTGTTCTTCTGTGTGTGAATCAAATGCTACTCGTTCTAATATTACACTTATTAGCTGATCTGTAAATTCAATGTTATTAGGCTGAAATACACGATATCTGTCTATCCATTCAGCCATACCAGCATACCATCTATCTATAGGCTCTCTAAGAAATACTATAGGCTGATATCCTTGTTCTAGTAGTTGCTTTTGGTGATAGTTTGACTCTTTAAACCCTGACCCAAGTGCCCATAACTTGCCCCAATTGGTAGCATTTTTAGGAATGTTTATATAGAATTTTTTGATGTCATGATTAGCAAAGCATGTGCCATACTCATGTCCTCTTGGGTAATGCCTGTCCCAATATTTTTGCCATGTGTTTTCTATTCTAGTCATTAATTTTTCTTAATATAATATTGTACACTATCGTATACCAACTGATCAATTTTTATTTGATCCTTAATTCTTTCAGCTAATACAGGTGTTGTGTTAATAAGATTTTCTAGATTATCTAATCTATCTTTCCAGTGTCTAACTGTTTGATGTTTGTTTGCTTTAGCGAACTTACTAAGTAGTGTAGGACAATTTTTTTCTGCCCAATCCTTAAAGTTTTCCTCCAAGGTTTCGTCACATTTAAAGAACGTTGTGCGTTGTATAGGAATACCTTCTATAAAACGACATTGTAGTTCAGTGTGTTCATCATGGGTACCGCCAGTGCCTAATAGCAGTGTTATTACATCTGGGTTATCAAGAATAGGATTATTTGGTTTTATAGGAGTGTATCGTTGTAACCATTCGCATATACCACTGACTACTCGTTTATGAGGATCTCTTAGTATTACTAGGTATTGATAATCATCAGGCAGTGGTTCGTTGATAAAGTTGTGTTCTTGTCCACAAAATATTTGTTTTGTCCATGCAGTGGCATTTTTAGGAATATTTACATAGACTAGTTTGTCTTCATGCCTTACTCGGCAAGTGCCAAATGTATGTGCCGGCCATCTTATTTGATGTATTGAATCTTTTTTCATTTATCTTTGATCACTTTGGGCTGATCAACCTCTACATGCTCTTAGGGAGCGACTCCGTTACCACCAATGGATGGCAACACCAAATCCAAATATATTTACCACAGCAAAGTAACTTGTTAATACCAATGGCCACGCAAGTCCTCTGCGTAAGTATGCGTAGGCTCCTGCTATACTGCCTACAAAAAATCCTGGATACACTATGGCCATATTAGGTGCATCCGCTGTCATGGCCAAATACAAACTGGCCGCAACCGTAAAAACAAAACTGGCTAGTTCAAACCCAAATGCTGTTGGATCAGATCTGTAACTCTTTTTCCAGAATTGCTTAACATTTTCCAATTAAAGTGTATGTCCAACTGTAGATAAAATCTCTTCTAATAGTTGATGATCTTGTTGTTCTCTAGTAAAATCTGCTTTGTGAGCAACTTTAATTGCTTTATTAAGAATACTAGGTTTGATCTGTAATTCTTCTGCTACTGCTTTAACAGTGTCACGTAGACCTTCGTTAAGCGTTTCAACTTCACGCATGACCTGCATACCTTCGTTGACTAGTTGTGTTAATTTAATCTTCTGATCACCGCTAAATGTAATTGTTTCTGACATATGATTCTCCTTTATGCTGTTATAATATATGAGTATTTAATGTTTGTCAATACATTGTTGATAATAATTGGCCAAATTATCATGTATTGTTTGATCAGTTATATGGTAGTAAGGACGGTGTGTGCGTGTGTCTGCATAGTCCCAAAGACATAGTTTGCTACGATATTGGTCATATTTGGTAAAATAAGTTCCTACTCCACCGTAACTAGGATGTTCAAATCCACCTTGATCAAATTGAAATGGTATATTTGAATCCACTAATCTTTGTAGAGTTGCTTCAATAATAAGACTGTCTCTGTGTATAGCAACATCAATATCAAAAAAGTTTTTATTGTAACTGTCCAATTGATCTCTTTGTTCTTGTGTGAGTGCTAGTGCAGTCTTAGTTGACCATATTGTATAACTAGTTAGATCTTTATCTGTATTATCTTGTTCTGTTAAACTATAAAATCTATCAAACAAACTGTCTTGCTTTTGTTCTGTGTACTGCACAATATCACGTGTAACAGATGTAAACTCAACTATAATAAACTTAGCCTGTTGTTTAATAGCATGTTCTACCTGTAAGGCTATCAATTGATTGTTTGCACAGACACTGCCTAAACTAACTGCGTCTAGTTGTTTAGTCCAAGGTGTATGAGCATAGTCTTGATCGTCTACTGTAAAACTATCACCGCATATATAAACGGATTGCATCAAATATTTCATCCTTTGTATATTTGTATGGCATTAAATTATATTTTGTGCCAATCATTAACTCGTCGTTGGGTTTATAAAATTCTGCTACTATTTCTCTATTAGGTATAGGTTCACTGACTAGATTATCTATGGTCATTGATGTTCTAGACATAATGTCAGTTAAGTCTTTTTCTAAATCATCTAAGATATACCATTGCTGTACTGTGCCTAAGTTAATTTTATCTACCCAAGGTGTTTTATGTTTAATATCATAGATAATGTTTTTAGTAATGTCATTGCCTATTAGACTGGGCAGTCTAACAATGTGATAATAATGATACCAACTCTTAACTAAATTTTCTATCTTTAATCTATTACTACCGTATACTGTGTCTGGATTAATCTGTGTATCACATGTGGATATTAATACCACACGTTTAGTTTTAGTCATTAACAGACAGCGTATTAATATTTCAGTTGATGCTGTGTCTGCATCTGGATTTTCACTGACCCATATTCTATTTGAACTAGGTGCGGCCACATACACAGTGTCGTAGTCATTCATTGGTAAATCTAACAGTGTTTTACTGTTAAATGTGTGTGTTGGGTTAACAAACTTAGCTAAACGTTTGCCTATTAATCCCTCACCAACTATTGCTATATTGTTTGATTTGATCAAAGTATTTTTCAAATTGTCCTAAGGCCCATTTAGTATTATAAAATCTATTATGGTTATTGTCAAGTCTGAACTGAGTATCTGATCCTTCAAAGTATTCGTCAGGTTGTTGATTAAGTCTTTCTATTTCACTGATAATCATTTTGAGTCGTAGATCGTCATCCTCTTCTAGATCATAACTCTCATCAATGATATTATCAAATGTATCAAATCCCCAAGTCTTAAGCCATTCAAGTATTCTAGGTGGTCCCCATACAATAAAAGGATGCTTAAATGCCATTGGCTTTAATACTTTTTCACTGTGACTCATTGGATCAGCAATTAGTTGACTTTCTACTACAACACTATAGTTTGTACGATCATACCATTCAGGATTAACATAACGTTGCCAGTTGCCGTGTTTGCTGTTTATATCGTCTGGAAGTTGAATACCTATACCATTGTAACTATAAACAGCACGGCCTAGATGTGGTTGTATAGCTCTCCATATTTGATCTCTGTGAGGTTTTTTAAGATTCATTGGCATAAGAAATGTTTTAGCAGGATGCAATACTTCTCTTTGCCATTGATTATATCCTAACTCATTATACCATAAGCATTCGTTAGCAATAGCAAACCATCCATTGCTACGTATAACTTTGAGATATTCTGTGTCTTGTATTTCTGGGTTTTCCCAAGGATCCCATAAGTGATCTATAATAGCAGGCCTATTCAGACTCTTAGCCCATTCCCAATCTTGCCAATGTACATAGACCATACCGTCGTCGTTTAGATCGTAACTTATATCAAAGTATTGTTTGTATAGTTCTTCTAAATAAAATGCTGTAGCATTTGACCAACTATTTTCTTTTAGTATTAGTTTCATCTTTAAGCCAATTTATATATAAACATTTTCTATAGTCTACACCACTAACTTCACCTACTAGACCGTGCTTAATTTCACTGCTATTAAATAATAACATACCTGTATTCTTAGTGTATGGAATAACAAAACGTTCTGGATCATAAAAACAAGTACCCATAGATTCTTCCCCTTGACCATCTAGATATATAATCATAACATCTCTTAAAATATCAACGTCACGGTGTATAAGATTTCTGTATCCAGGATAATCTCTCCATAGTTCAATACTAATTTTTCCTACAATGTCTAATTGTTTAATTACTTCTTTGTATAACTCTTCTGAGTTCTTAAAAAGATAAACTTCTCTATGTGCAGTGGGCAAAGGTGCAGGTAAGTCTGGACTGTCACCGGCAGGCCATTCGTGTGTAGGAGTAAATTGATCACAGAAATCAATAATTTTATCTAAAAATTTTGAATCAAATACGTCAGTGACTATAAATCCGTTAGGAGAGAGCTGTTGTGTTTCCATACTACTATTTAATAGTATAGATTAACGTGCTAGGATTTTTTCTAAGGCTTTTTTGAGCTGGTCAATCTCTTGATCTTGATAACGATCTTTTAAAGAGTTATTGCCAATTGCTTGATCATGTTTCTTATCAACCTGTGCTTGACCAGCAATATCTGCTTCTTCTTTATCGTTTTCTTGATCTAAGCGATCAATGTCTTGAGTTTTTTCTGAATCTTTATCAGCAACAAAAGTAACTAAACTTGCTAACGGATCACCTTTGGTCATGGCGCCATACTTTAAGCCTGCTTTTTTAAGGGCTATTTTAGTTTTAGCATCTAGTTTTTTTGTATCAATTGCATCTTCTTCTTTGTCTTCTTGTTGTAGTAAGCCTGCTGTACCACGTTTTGTTTTTGCCAAAGTCATTAAGTCATCATTGTCTAATGGACCAATTGAGTTAACATCTTTACGTGTAGGCATACCTAGGTCAACCCAAAGTTTAAATTCTTTTTCTGTTGGGGTTGAGTATGGTGACCAATCCATAGATACTTCTTTACCATCTTTAGTTGCTGAGTGGAAGATTTTTCTATTGTCTTCGTATTCTTCTACGTCTTTAGTATAAGTCCAACCTTTATAGTCTTCAGTAACTGTCTCAACACTTTCAGTTGTTTGCTCAATCCAGCCATTGCCATCACAAGCATCACATTCTTCAAAATCTTCTTCACCGTCATCGTTTGTGTATTCTATTTCGCCTGTGCCACCACAGTTGTTACAACCTACTTGTTCCCAATCTTTTTCGTATTCACCTGGACCGTAGTCTGCTACTGTTAACCAATCAAAGTTATTTGGTGTATAATCACCTTTTTTGTTTAATACATACAGTACAACTTTGTCTGCCATGTCGTCTAAGTGATCAAACTTACCTACATGTTTTTCAATCCACTCATATGAACTATTACTAAAGTTATCACCGTCATTACCGTGTCTGTAAATAATTTTACCTACAGCTCTTAATAGTTCACCTTCAACAGTGTCTGCTTTGCCTTGTTTAGGAACTAGCTGATCATATAAATCACCATAAGCATCTTGATACTCGCCTGTACCACTCCAGTAGCGAGAATGATTATCAAAGTCCATTATTCTACGTTTAGGGGTTGGATCTTCTTTTAGTTTATATTCTTTAACAGCTTCTTTTTTCTTAACATCTAAAACTTTGTATGGATTACCAAAACTTAAAAACTTTTCTTGTGCCTTTTTAGCATTTACTGATTTAATTGTATGTGTTCTAGTACCAGTGAACTGTGGATCTTTATATGTTATTTCAAATTCAGCTTCATTCATTTCTTTATCATCACAATGACATTCATCCTCGCCTGTTACAGGACATTTGCCACAGTTCTCATTTACTTTTTGAAGTTCGTGTTTAACTGCTCTATGATCACTTAGTCCTGGTTTGATTGCTTCAATTTTTTCAACAGCACCTGTCATATTATCTTCGTTGTCCTGTGCTATTTTAATAGCCTGCATAACTTCAAAGTCTGAGTATTGACCTGTACCTACGTTGTTTGAATCATATTCTAAATTTAATACTCGATCTTTTTGCATATCTTTCATACGTTCTTGATCAATGTCTTTTAGTTTACCTGGACCCATTCTATAGTCACGATCTTCTAGATTATCTTGAATCCAATTAACATCACCAAACAAGTCAGCAGTTTTGTCGCCACCGTCTCTGTTAGCTTTCCATAATGATAACAAGTATCTTGCTTCATCATATCTAACAGGAAACTGTTCAGGACCTACTTTAAGGTCAATGTCTTTACTATCTTTGACTGCGTGTATTAGCTGTCTAATAGTTTCAACACCTGCGGCCGCACCGTATGCTGATTCTTTGATAGTGTCGTTTGGAAATAATTGCGTGATTAACATAAAAGTATTTATCCTATGGTCTTTTTATAGGTCCACCAAAGATACTAGTACCTTTCATGTCCAATGCGTTGTCTGATGGCTTTTGTTTTTTAGGTTTAGGACCTTTATAACCAGTTACATGTGGGTTTGCCACTGAAGCAATACTACCTGCTGACGTAGCACCTGCTGATGCTGTTTCACTGATAGCACCATCAATGGCATCGTGTGTAAGAGTTTTATGTACAGAATTAATGTAGTCTTGAGCTTTTGTAATTTTACTTGCTACCCAGCCAGGAATACCTCGTTCTTCAGAAGCATATTGATTTAACAGTTTAAGTAACTGCATCGAGTCTTGTGCTAATTGCATTAGATCTGCTTTAGCCATTCTAACTTCATGATCTAAATGTTCTTCTCTTACTAATTCGTTTGCTTTCATTCTACTATAATCCTATGGTTGTCTACACGAGCATTTTCAACTTTAATGTTGCTAATTGTAAACACTCCTGATCCAGGTTCTACTCTCTCTATTCTAAGATCATATTCACCCTTGTCAAGTCTTAAAGGAGCATGTTCTAATAGATAAGTTTTTGATGGTACCCAGCGCCATTGACGTTCACTTAATAAGTGTTTACCAAGCCAGGTCCTATAAACATCACCTTGGCTACCTTCACAATGTACTTCAAAATCTAATTTTATTTCATGCTTTTCCATTGTTAGTATTTATCTTCATTAGTTTTAAATACATTTCACTATCTGAACGATTATGGTTATACGCAATTTTAATTAGTTTAAGCAATCGTTCCTTGTCAAGATCAACATGATCAACAAATGTCTGATCGTTTGTTAGACGAGTAACTTCCTCCTCAATGACAGCATCAATACTAGGTGTTGTGTATGTTGAATATACTAAATGTAGTCTTGGAATACCACCATAGTTCATAGCAGTATGTATTTCATCTGTAATAATATGATAAACACCACCATAAGGCATTTGACTTAGTTCTTTTCCATTTAAAAAATAACAATACTTGTTAGTAATAATAGGTATATGGAAACGTATTGATTCAAAGTCAATGTGCATAGGATAAGCATACTCACTGGGCAACCAAGCTAATCTAACACGACCTATACCAAAGCCTGTATAATGTTCTAATTCTTGGGCTATCTGTTGTGTATATTCTGTGTTTGGGTGCCAGTCTGTGTATAAAGTATTATCTGCACGATTAGTATCTTTTGGGCGTCCAAATCTTAATACTCCGTCTGCTGTAGATATTAAATCTTCTTTAGGGTCAGTCCAACGTGTTTCACCAGGTGGCAAACGTAGACTAACAGGATTATATCCATAGTCATTATCTGCAATTACAGACAATATTTCATTGGAAATACGATTGTAGTCAACTTGAAAATTAAGTTGTTGTACATTTTTAGTGATAGGGTACTGACAAATATCCTGGTGTGCTTCAAATAATATGCTCATACGGATATTTATAAGGTAAGAGTGACCCCTTTAAAATTAGTTCCGAGGTAATTTAAGGCGGGGTCTAACCTACAAGTCCTAAGGTAGGATTGTTCTTACTTGTTTTTACTCATGTATGCAGTTGCACCAAAGAACATACCAATCACTGAAGCCTGTGATAAAAACAACATATCACTTAGACTTGCTAGTGTAGCCAACCTTGCTTCTGGTACAAAAGGCATAAGAGGAAGTATCGCGTAAACACACATAGATATCATTGCTACCCATGCCATTTTACGTTGTGCGTCTGATTTTTCTTCTCTGAGCTCTAACTCAAGCATCTCCTTACCACGAGCAATTTCCTCGTCAGTAATTGTGCCATCTCCGTCGGTGTCAAAGCGATCCCAAATTGAACCTGGTGCCAATCTTTTTCCCTCGTTATTCTTTGCCATAGTATTTAATTCCTGATCATGTTTAAATTATGTACTAGTATTTATTTTATTGTTGTGGTCTAGGTTCCACCTGCTTGACAGTGATCTCGTCTTTTTCAGCATCGTATTTGACCTCAACGTTCTTGTAGACCCAAACCTCAAGTCCAGCAGTTTCTCTCTTATCATGTGCTACCTCAATAGCCCAAGAGTAGATTTCATCTAGTTCACGTAGATAGTAAACCGCGGAGTCAGTTTCTCCAAGTTCTTTGGTCAACTCTCTGATCTCATCTGCCGTCATTTCGCCAATTTGTAACTGACGATGTAGCCAAGCACCAGCCTCTTCATTGTATTCGTCATATGGTGGTGCATCGTCTTTGAGGTCACCTTCCTCATCTACGTAGCCGTTATCTTTCAACCATGACATGTAGTAGTCATCATTTGTTTCCCACTCAAACATAACATCATAGGCCTTGTCCTGCATGATCCCAGCGATGTTTTGCCAGGCATTTCTAAGTTCATTATCATTGGGGTAGTAGAGGATCATTTTTTTCAGATCTGGATCTGCTTTAAGCAACCACGCCATAAAGTCTTCACCAAAGCGATCTATTAGATCTTGTGTTTCTATCGGACGATCTTGTTCGTCCATGTATTGTCCAGACTCAGGATGTATCTGATACTTCTCGCCTTCGTGTGTGGCTTTGGTAGGAAGTAAGATATACATTGGGCCTTCATTATTGTATCTATCAAACATATTGTTACTGTCTGCGGCTGTACACCAACGTGTGCCTTGTCCATAGTAACAAGCGGCATTTATGTCCTCAGGCTGTATGATACGCACATTGGCATCCTTGTAAACTTCTTTGGCATCACCTTTTGACTTTTTTTCTCTTTCTTCAGGATCTGGATATTCGTCAACTACACTATAGAAGTCACCTAGATCACTATAACGATTAAAATCGTTACGTGGTGATGGAATCATCTTTTTAAGATTTAATGTATGAAACTTAGTCAAGTAGTCACGCATGGTGCTACCAATGTCTTCCCATTTGATTAAACCATTGGCATACATACGAGCAAGAGTTTGCGTATACTTTTTCTGTTTGGTAGGATCACCCACTTCAATTTGATTTTGTAAAATCATTTCAGCGGCCTTTATGGGATCTTCCATACTATTGATGTTGTTTCTAACAGCACCAGGCGTTGTTGGATCAGCCAATGCAGTATTAACTAACTTGGCCGCAAAGGCCTGTGCTGTCTTGGTTCTATCATATTCCGTTATAAAATGTCTTGCTCTCATTTTTTATACTCATTCCCTTTGGTATCTACCACATGCACACTTAGGTCACCCTGGTAGTCAAATTTAACGTATGGATCCTGGCTTATTGATATGTATGTTGTTGCTGTCAACACTGTCTTATCACCATCCTTCCATGTTATAGTTCTTATGGTCCACTCTGGAATGTATCCACCCGAATCTAGATCTTTCTGTAGGCCAGTGAACATAGGATGTTTAATCCTTGTCACTTGACTTGAGCCCTGTTTCTTGTATAATATCTTACCTAGGTCCTTGGTCAGTTCAGGATCAAATACATCCATGTAGCCTGAGCAACCACCGCTGGCTCTTATTGCCACCTTGCTCATGAACAACGCACCTT